CAGTAGGGTAGCTTGGGTTAATCGGTGTTCGCTGCCCGTCAACCTCACAATCTGCGCAATGGCCCTTCTGCTCTATCAGGTCCTCTTCGTGCCAGCTTGTAACGGTGGCCTGGCAGGCTGGGCAGGTCATGCGATTCTCCTTGTCGTTAGGTTGGTGTATACGTCTGCATGAATTACATTTTTATGCTTTTCCGCCATCTCTACAAAATATTCTTGCTTCTTATCTTTGTAAGCCTTGCTGGCATCTTCTGCCGTTTGATATCGGCCTAAGTAGAATTGAGACCCATTCATGCCAATATATGATTCAAAATGGGTGCCTTTAATTTTTACACCCTGCGGTAAGTCCCTTTCGTACCCGGACATACTTTTAACCATTTTATTTATCTCTCTGGGAACCATGCTGCAACTATATTTTGAATAAATTTTGTTTCCCGGAACCCTCAAATCTTTGTCTAGGTCAAAATCTGGATTCATTCCATTTTCTTGCAGGTCAAGCCAAAGCGCAAAGTTTTGGAAGTTATGCCATTCTTTATCTACAGATATTCCAGATAAAGACTTTTTTGATGAGTTTCTTTTTTCACAGTAACAACGGTTTATCATGCTGGCCCACAAGGCGTATGGCTTTGTTGGCTTGCTCATAATTGATCTTGGAAATTTTCCAGATCCAATAAATCCCACGCCTTTCACAGATGGTCGGTAAGGGTTTTTTAATACGCCAGCCCTCAAGCAGCTAGATTGAACAAATTGCTCATGCTTATAATCATCGTTGTGCTGCACTAGAACTTTTTCTGCATGTATGTAATTTATTACCGTGACACTGCCACCTTCGTTGGTTTTGTAAACCTGACCGATTTCAATCTTCATAATTTTTCCATAAAAAAAGTCAGTACGCTTTCTCAGGTGGTGTAGGCCGGGTAATTAGCCTCTGAGTAACGCACTGACTTTTGTTAACTACCCGTTTAAGGTCACCACAACCTGAACTATAGGTTAACACAAGTGGGGGAGGGTGCAAGGGGAGTAATGAAATAAAATTTACCAGTACCAAATCTGCCCGCGTCAGGTCGAGTACCTTAGTACCTCTCCCTAAGGAGAGAGGTACTAGGTAGTACGACACTAACTTTTCGCCCCCAAGTACCAAATGGTATTGGGTACTAAAAAGCCAAGAACCGCACAACCATGCGGTCTGTAGCTAGTACCTTTTTAAAAAGGTACTGAGAAAGTACTAACCGGTACGAGTCTGGTTGTTTTTTGTACAATTTCGACCGAAACCGCACAACCATGCGGGTTTGCAGCCGTACCTTTTGAAAAGGTACTGGGGCCATTTTTAAACACCTTTTTTAAGCAGCAAAGTGCCGCTGTCAATGGGATCAATAATGGAAAATCCGCCGTCAATTTCTTCAGCATATGCACTTTTTATAAGCCTACTTGCCAGCTTTCCTGCGGACGTTTTTACCTGCTGATTGGCGTAACTTTCCTTGCACCCTGTCTCATGTAAAAGATACCTTTTGAATGCCGCCCGACTAATATAAGGCGCTCCATTTTCCACCTCGGAACCTGACCACCACCACGCTTTTTCCAAAATACGGCGGTCTTCGTGCGCTTTTTTATCGACTACAATCTTCTCCGATTTCTCGGCCTGTATCAAAACGGCGCTTGTTACCGGGTCCCCGTCTTCGTCAATCCAAGGCAATTGGTGTTGCTCCAACTCGAACATCATAGGGGCGATAATCTCGCTGTCTTTAGCTTTGCGCTGGACAAACTCGATAGGGCTAGACTCGCTGCCAGGCACCACGGAAAACTCCAGATCAAGCGCGCCCTTCCATGCAGAAGATCCACGTGCCCGGTGCTGCGCTTCGTCACTGACGCCCGTGTGGTGTATCAGGATGACGGAGCACTCAAACTCATGCATTAGGTTGCCGCAGGCATCAATCATTGTTTTGGCGTCTTGTGCGCTGTTCTCGTCGCCGCTCAGGAACCTGTGCAGGGTGTCCACAACAATAGATGCAGGTTTGTTTGGCAGCGCCTGAATGGCGGCGGCTACGCGCCGGTATCCCTCCATTGTATTTAGGTCTGAGCCTGACTTGCAGATCCACATATCCAGCTTGTCGGCTTTGTTGTGGCGCTTCCACGCTGCAATTCGCGCCCTCATGCCGTGATGACCCTCGCCTGCCAGGTAAACAACGGGGCCGGGGTGTATTTTGTGGCCACACCAATCGGCTTTGCCGGCTGCAACGTGGCACATTTGGTCAATAATCAGAAAAGACTTGCCTCCACCTGATGGGCCGTGAATCATCATTAAAGCCTCACGCTGCACCACCTTTTTGATTAGCCACCGTATCGGCTTTGGCTGGCTGCAAAAATCATCGGCGGCTATCAGGTAATCATCTTGCGGGGGGAATATCAGTGCGGATAGATCATGGCCTGCCAAGTGGTAATCGCTGGCATCCATGCCGTCAATCGGAGGCATTAAAAATCTGGCGCTGGTGCCTTGTGCGGCTAACTTTCCAAACTTTTCACCCGTTCCAGACTCGTCATTGTCTGCAAAAATGACCAAACTGGCATTTAAAGTTTTGGCGTATACAGCAGCAGCGGGCATATTCCCGGCGCTAAAGCTGCAAAGCGCAGGCTGCCCCGTTTCCTGGTGGATAGAACAGGCGTCTGCGTATCCTTCACAGACAACAATCGTTCCGTGTGATGGGTCGCCTACAATGTAATAGGCTCCAGCTACAGCGCCAGACCCTAGAAACTTTTTTCCTCCGTTGGCGTCAATAAACTGAAGGCTGGCTATGTCACTACCAATATACATTGGAACGATTAAGCGACCGTCACCCGTTACCCTGACGCCGTGCGGCTCTATCTCTTTGGCCTTCAGGTAGGCGTGTTCGCTGTCGGCTTCTGTAGCCCCGTCCCATATTGTTTGTGCTGTATCTGCGGCGCTACCCTGGCGCAACTCTCTGGCCTGTTCAGCGGCCTTTCTGGATTCCTGCATTCTCCGCTTGTGCGCCATTTCCTCGGCTACGGATAACTCACGACCAAGGTCTGCCCGCCACACCTGGTTGATGTCATCGCGCCAGTTTCCAAACCGTCCAGCTGGAACGCTGCCCGAATAGGCCACATACCAACCCGCGTCATCCTTCTTTTTACCCGTTGGATTAAAGCGCCGGATCTTGCCGTCCATCAATATCTCTTCCGGTGCAATCATCCCGGCGGCGGCTATGGCATCCCTTAGTTGAACCTCTGGCGCGTCTGTGTGTTTTAGTCTTGGCGGCTGGAACCCGTCGGGGAACAGATTAGTGATGTCTGCCATTACTTAGACTCCAGGTGCTCTGTGATTGCCTTCATTGTGTTGTAGGTAGGGTTTACCGGCTTCCCGTTGGCAATGTCTCTAATGGTGTTATAGGCCACGTCGGTTTCACGCGAGACGGCAAACAGGTTTTTACCTTGAAGGGCTTTGCGTAATTTTTCTAGGGTCAGCATTTTTATTCCTTTTGGGTAAATAGTTGCAATGAATTGTAGACATTAAAAAGGCCAAGGTCTATAGTTGTTTTGTCGCCGGCAACCTGCATACCGCAAACCGCTGGCCAAAGACAGGAACACAGATTATGGCGATTACACTTAGCAGCACGAAAGGGCTGCACAGTAACGGCGTTAAAATGTTGGTATACGGCCAAGCCGGTGCTGGCAAAACCTCGCTAATCCCTACCCTGCCTAATCCGGTAGTGTTGAGCGCAGAAGGTGGCCTTCTATCAATTGCCGATGCCGACGTGTCGTTCATTGAGATAAAGGATATTGACACCCTTTATGAGGCGTATCAGTGGGCAACACAAAGTTCAGAGGCAAGCCACTTTGAAAGCATCTGCCTTGATTCTATCAGCGAAATTGCAGAGGTAGTATTAAGCGCCGAAAAGAAAAATACAAAAGACCCGCGCCAGGCTTACGGGGCACTGATTGATGTCATGGGCGATTTAATCAGGGCGTTCCGTGACATTGAGGGAAAGCACGTCTACATGACGGCCAAGGTTGAGAAGACGCAAGACGAACAAAACCGGATCTTGTACGGCCCGGCCATGCCAGGCGCTCGACTGGCGCAACAGATTGGGTATTTCTTCGATGAAGTTTTTGCCCTTCGGGTAGAGAAAGGCGAAGACGGCAAGAACGTCCGGGCCTTGCAGTGTGACACTGACGGACTGTGGAGTGCTAAAGACCGATCAGGAAAGCTAGAGGCTTGGGAGTTACCAGACCTTGGCGACATCATTAAGAAGATTGGGGGCGAGTCGTGAGCATATACAGCGACTGGCTAAAGGCCAAAGAAACAGAGCGCCAAGCCGCTGAGGCTCGCCGTCATATCGAAGATGAGCTTATAAAGTCATTTACAGTTGACCAGAACAAAGACGGATCGAACACATACACGCCAGAAGGCTACAAGGTAAAAGTAACAACAAGGCTTAGCCGGAAGGTTGACGCTGATCAGCTGATTGACTTGGCGACGAATGCCGGCATTGACAACGAACACTTGCAAGCGCTGTTCCGGTGGAAGCCGGAAATCAATCTACGGGCATGGCAATCAGCCAGCCCTGAAATCACCAAGCATCTCGATGCCGCGATCACCACCAAACCCGGTCGCCCATCATTTCAAATCACTGAGGATAAATAACATGGCAT